GAGAACATTTAACATAACACAATCAAGCACATTAGATAATGACTGGCTTAAAATTATTTCTATCGGTAATAGTGGTACTGTTTGCGTCATTCAAAACGACCAAGGTACAAGCACAAGCTGTTGATATAGGTGACATATCTGAATTAAACGGTACAGCTCAAATTGTACGAGATAAGCCGTATGAAGCAGACTTAAAATTTGCAATACAAAGTAATGATGAGGCCATTACTAAAAATGGAAGAATGGCTATTACTTTTCTTGATAAATCTATTGTAAAACTTACAGAGCACAGTCAACTTCTTATTGACGAATACATCTACGACCCTGATCCTAGTAAAGCAAAGATGGCACTTACCTTTGGGCTTGGTACAGCAAGGTTTATCACAGGTAATCTTAATCGCATAGATAAACAAAATATACAACTTAAAACACCAACAGCTAATATAGCGATACGTGGGACTGATTTTACGGCCACAGTTGACGAGTTGGGACGTAGCCTTATAATTTTGTTACCAGACGCTCTAGGGCTTTCTAGTGGCGAAATAGAGGTAGTTACGGCCACAGGTAGTGTTTTGCTTAATAAACCCTATCAAGCCACTACGGTTGACGTATTTGAAAATGCACCTTCAAAACCAGTTATTTTGGATCTTACTTTAGATATTATTGACAACATGTTAATTGTAACACCACCTAAAGAAGAACAATTAGCACAAGAGGAAACAACATCTACTAAGACAGTCAATTTACTTGATTTTAATGATCTTGATATAGATTATTTGGCTGAAGATTTATTAGAAGAAAATAGTCTAGAGTTTACGGAACTTGATATTAATTATTTAGATGTAAATTTTTTAGAAGACTTGCTTAATGTGTTAGATGAACTAGCTGTTGAAAAAGATGAAGACCAGTTAGCTTTGGCTACAGGAGTAAATATAACAGGTACACTTATAGGTCAAGATGCTAATACCCAAATAACAACAATTGTTACAGGACAAACAATTAGTTTGCGAAGAAATGTTAGTGAGTCGGTTCAGGTTGATTTAAACTCTGGTAATGGATATACCGTAATCTTGATACAAGATGGTGTTTCTAATATAGTTAAAATAAATGGAGGAGGAGATAGTGTAATCACTATCACTCAGAGTGATTAAATGAAAAGACTATTATTACCAATACTTATAATACTTTTAGCACCTGTTGTTTATCAATCAACACCATTACAAATATTAAAACTTAAGGTATTTGATAACTTTGTAATTACACCAAAACCTAGCGGTAATTTTGTAATCTTAAATATAACTGAAGATGATGTAGAAAAAGAGGGAGGTTGGCCTTTACCAAGAGAAAGATTGGCAGAGATACAGCTAGATTTAATTAACAACGGAGCTATAGGTATTGGTTGGGTTGTTAGTTTTCCACAAAAAGATCGTATGGGTGGCGATACGATATTTGCAGAAACCTTACAATTTGCACCATCAGTATTAGCTATGTTTGAAGATGGCAAAGGTAATTATCCTGCATCACCAGGGACCGTTGTACTAGGTAATAGTAAAGGTGGTATAATGTCAACGGGAGTGAAGGAAAACCTACCTCTACTATCCAATCGCACTTTACAAGGTTTGGCCGTAGCTCCCACAGATGTTGACCAATTAGTAAGAAGAATACCTCTTTTAGTAAAAACACCAAATAACGAATGGATACCTAGTTTTGGTACACAAATTTATAAATCTTTATTTGATATAGATACTTACATTATAAAAACTAATGATAATGGTATAGAAGAAATATCAATACGAGGAATACCACCTGTAAAAACAGACAGTCTAGGCCGCAAGTGGATTAGTTGGGTAGATACAGAACAAACCACACTAAAACAAATGTATGTTGCAGGTAAGTTTGTATTTATCGGGGTTACGGCTGCAGGTGTAATGCCACAAATAGCTACTCCTGTAGGTTTGCTGGAGCCACATAAAATACAAGCAGCTTTAGCAGAGTCAATATTAATACAGGATAGTCCATATATACCAGATTATGCTTTAGCGGTAGAAATCATATCTTTAATTATTTTTGTTTCTTTAGTTTGGTTTGCGTTGCACTTGCTAGGTATAACTTGGGGTATATCTGTCGCTTCAGTTTTAATGATAGTAACTGGTGTTATGGGGTATATGTTTATACAAAAAGGGTTACTTATTGATGTATCTTGGACATTAATATCAGAATTTATATCTGGATCAATAGCCTTTTATCTAAGATTTAGACAACAATACAAACTGCGACAACAAATAAAAAAACAGTTTGAGCACTATCTTGATCCTAGACAAGTTAAAAAGTTACAAGACAATCCAGAATCTTTAGTGCTAGGCGGTGAAAGAAGGTATTGCACATTTCTTTTTACTGATGTGCGTGGATTTACTGCTTTATCAGAAAAATTAGAACCTGAAGAGGTAACAAAAATAATGAATCAAGTTCTTACTATACAGGCCGATACCGTTAAGTTTTATGACGGTATGGTAGATAAGTATATAGGTGACGCTATGATGGCCATATTTAACGCTCCAATTGATGTGCCAGATCATGAAACCGCAGCTGTTCTTTGTGCAAAAGAAATACAAGACAAAGTAAAAATGGCTAATTTAGGAGTAGAAATTGGTGTAGGTATTAATACTGGATATGCTGTTGTAGGCAATATAGGTAGCGATACTAGATTTGATTACTCTGCAATAGGGGATGCTGTAAACCTAGCTGCAAGACTAGAAAGCTCAACTAAGGAAGTTGGAGAAGATATTGTTATAGGTTATGATACTATCAGTTCAAGTACCTTTAGTGATCAAATAATACTAAAAGAACTTGAGAGTATTTTTGTAAAAGGTAAAGAAAAACCGATTAAAATATATACGTTACAAAATGATGGATAAAAAAATGACAGTAAATGATGTAGCAGAAAGACTTACTAAGCTAGAAACTATATCACATGAGCGTTGGAAAACAGCATTTAACGAGTTTTCTGATATAAAACAAGAAATCACATACATAAATTCAACTATAAAAGCAGCAACCTTTGGGGTCTTTGGTTTTATAGGTGCAATAGGTATTGCAGTGCTAACGAGGTTTTTAATATGAAAGCTATGCTTAAAAATATAGTAGGTGCGGTTGCTCCTACACTTGGATCTGCTATGGGCGGTCCTTTAGGTAATATGGCTATGGGTAAAATAGCACAAGTTCTTGGTGTGTCTAATGATCAAAAGTCAATACAACAAGCTATGCAAAATGCGACACCAGAGCAAATGTTAGAGCTTAAAAAAGCAGAACAAGAATTTGAAGTGCAAATGAAAGAGCTTGATGTAGATGTATTTAAATTAGAAGTAGCAGACAAGCAAAACGCTAGAGGGATGTTTAGCAAAGACTGGACTGCAAGAATTATTGGATTATTTACTATAGGCGGTTTTTTGGGATATATATTTTTAGTTACTTTACAACCGCCAGAACAAAACAGTGAAGCATTAATTAATTTAGTGCTTGGTTATCTTGGAGGATTAGCGAGTGCAATTATTTCGTTTTATTTCGGAGCATCTCATTCCCCAGAAAAAGGAGAGTAAAATGAATATATCACAAGAGGGAGTGACGCTTATAAAACATTACGAGGGCTGCCCAAAAGATCAAAATGGAAATGCAGTTTCATACAGATGTCCTGCAAATAAACCTACAATAGGATACGGTAGCCTAAAGCTTATAGATGGCAGTCCTGTGAAGGATGATATGTCAATCACTATGCAAGAAGCTGAAGATTTATTAACACATGAGTTAAAAGAATACCAAGAATATATAAATGATATGGTTAAAGTGCCATTAAAACAAAATGAATTTGATGCTTTAGTATCTTGGGTTTTTAATTTAGGGCCAACTAATTTAAAGTCATCAACTTTATTAAAAGTTCTTAATGCTGGTGATTATGAAAATGTACCAGAACAAATAAAGCGTTGGAACAAAGTAAATGGTGTAGTAAATGAAGGTTTGGTAAAAAGAAGAAAAAGCGAATCTTTGTTGTTTGAAAGTAAAGATTGGACTGAGGTGTAAATGCCTTTACAAAAAACAATATTTAGACCAGGTATTAACAGAGAAGGTACAGCTTATGATAATGAAGGCGGTTGGTTTGATTGTAATCTAGTACGTTTTAGAAAAGGTAGGCCAGAAAAGTTTGGTGGTTGGGAAAAGATAACATCTTCAACATATTTAGGAACAGCGAGAGCACTGCATAGTTTTATATCTTTAGGTGGCACTAAGTATTTAGGTTTAGGCACGCATTTAAAATATTATATTGAAAGTGGAGGTACTTTTAATGATATTACACCGATAAGATTAACAACATCAGCGGGTGATGTTACTTTTTCAGCAACTAATGGTGATGCGACAATTACCGTAGCAGATACTTCACATGGGGCTGTAAAAAATGATTTTGTTACTTTTAGTGGTGCATCAAGTCTTGGCGGTAACATAACGGCTGCGGTATTAAATCAAGAGTATCAAATAGCAACCATAGTTAATGCTAATAGTTACACAATAGAAGCTAAAGACACATCTGGTGCAACTGTAACCGCGAACTCCTCTGACAGTGGTAATGGTGGCTCTTCAGTAGTTGGCACATACCAAATAAACGTAGGATTAGATGTATATGTACCTGGCACAGGTTGGGGCATAAATGGCTGGGGTGAAGGCACTTTTGGCAGTACATCCGCACTAGATGCTACAAATCAATTAAGATTATGGTCACATGATAATTACGGCGAGGATTTAATTATAAACGCAAGAAATGCTGGCATATTTAAATGGACAGAAAACAACGGTGTTGGTACAAGAGCAGTTGAGTTATCAGGTATAAGTGGTGCAAATTTAGTACCTACTGTAGGTTTACAAGTTATAACTTCTGAAACTGATAGACATTTAATAGTTTTGG